ATATTTATGACATTGTAGATAATATTCCAGATGATTTTGATTGGAATACAGATGAGTTATACTTTGAGGAAGAGTATATAATTATTACTGATGATTTTACGTTTGATGAAATTTATTTTGAAGAGATTTATATAGACGAACTACCTCCGATAGAAGAATTTGATATGGAGGTTTTTGAAGAAATGCCAGAAATAGAAATGGTATTTTTTGAAGAAGAGTTTTCTGAACCTATGATGGTAACAGAAGAAATATTTACAGAAGAGTTTGAGGAGGACTTTACAGAATTTTTAGAAGAGACTGGCATGGAAGAAGAGTTCATGGAGTTTCTAGAAGAAGAAGGTATTACGGCCGAAGAATTTTTTGAAGAGATAACTGAGGAGGAGTTCAATGATGAACTTACTGAGGAATCTTTTGAGGAGTTTGAAGAGCCACTGGAAGATATCACAACGGAGGAAGAAAGCCTTTCAGAGGTTGAGGAGAATGAAACAGAAACAGTGGAGGATGTTACTGAGTCAGATGAAGTAGAAGAAGAAAAAGAAGTAGCGAAAAATGAAACAGAGGAGGAGAAACCCGATAGCACAGAATCTGAGGAGTCCGATGTATCAACAGAAGAGAGTGGAGAGCAAGAAGAAATACAATCGGAAGAGGTCAATGCAGATACTGAAGTTGTTAAAGATATTGCAGCTACCGAAACAAAATTAAAAAAGAATTTAAAAACTATAGCAAAACAGATTGCTAAAGTTACAAAAGAAACAACGAATAACTTGTCAAAAGAGGATATATTTTTTAAGGGAAATGACCTCGATTCGTATTCAGAAATAGTTTTTTACACAGCTAAAGAAATATATGACAATACGAATATGGGGTTTTTTCTCCAAATAGATTTATCAACATATTCTGGTGAAATATATGTTAATACATCTTTAAGTTCTTACACTGACAATGACCCTGTGGAGATACACAGAGTTAAACTTTTAGATATAAATAAAAAGAAAAATAAAATATTAGCTGAACTGGAGGCATTGAAACAATGAAAATTATAGAAAAATTAAGCACATACGCAGCACTAATTGGAGTTATCGGTGCCATAGGTGGAGGTTTCTACACATGGGGTCAATTTAATTTGCGATTAGACCAAATAGAAAATAAAGAGTTTGTGGTAAATGAAACTGTAGATTTAACAGACATAGAAGTTAAATTGAAAGAATTAGAAACTACAATAATAAGTTTAGATAATGATGTATTAGATAATTTAAGAAATGACATTGCAGGTAACAGCAATGATATTAAAGCTATTACACAAGACATTATCAAAGATATTAAAGTAATACAATCTGTTTTAGCAGATGCAGCATCTAACGATGACATAGATAAATTAGATAAAAAATTACGCACGCCTATAAAAGAATTAGAGGAGTATGCTTGGGAATTAGAAGAGGACATTGAAGAAAATTCTAAAGGTATTGCAATTATTAAAAAAGAAAATGAATTACAAGATGT